TTGATAATTGCCTCACTACTTTGGGACAAAACTGTCCTGTATGTGAAGCAAACCGTGAACTTTGGAATACTGGCAGTAAGGACAATCAAAATATTGTTCGTGATCGTAAGCGTAAACTTTCTTATTTCGCAAACATTTATGTTGTAAAAGATCCTGCGAACCCTGCGAATGAAGGACGAGTGTTCCTTTATAAGTTTGGTAAGAAAATCTTTGATAAGATTATGGCTTCTATGCAACCAGAGTTTGATGATGAAGAACCAATCAATCCTTTTGATTTCTGGAAGGGTGCTAACTTCAAACTGAAGTTGGTAAAGAAAGATGGTTATTGGAACTACGATAAGTCCGAGTTCGCACCATCTTCTGTTCTTCTTGAAGACGATGATGAACTGGAAACAATCTATAAGACACTCAACAACTTGAATGACTTTGTTGCTCCAGGTGAGTTCAAGTCTTATGAAGATTTGAAGAAACGTCTTGATTATACACTTGGTCTCAAAGGAACTCCTAAGTATCAAGACCCCGAGACGATTGATGAGGAGGAAGAAGTTGAAGTTTCACGTCCTGCGAAAGAAACTACTTCAGTTCGTTCTTCTGTTTCTAATGATGATGAAGATGAAGATGACGCACTTTCATACTTTCAAAAGTTGGCATCAGACTGATTTCAAAATCAACTTTTAAATCCATTTTACCCCCGAAAAAAATCGGGGGTATTTTTTTGTCTGTAGGGTTCATACCCCAGTTGTTTTTGGATTATAACCACGTTTAGTTGTTTGATTAATGTATTGAGAAGACTCATCATATTTCATAATGTTCTTCATATCACTTATGAATACTGAAAGAAATTCTGGTTTTAGAATTAAAATAAGTCTTTTTTTTTCGTTTTGGTCAACCTCATATTCATAATTTGAAACTGCTTTAAAACTATTTTTTGTTGATACTACGTTTCCTGCTGGTGCAGTGATTTTGGTATCTTGTTTTTCTGTAGATATTTTTATTTTTACGCCAGGTAATGGAGTTGCCATTTTTTATTTTTATTTAGGATTGAGGTAGGAATTTAAATACTGGAACAACCTTTCCGTCTTGAATTTCTCCGACAATTTCATACAGTGTTGGGTCTAATGCAACATCATTATCAAAGACAACATCACCGACTTGTATAGTTGTAGATATACTGTTTCTTCCAACTACTGAAAAACTTCCACCCCAACTATTAGGCCAATTTGATAAAGTGTTTATAATTGAAATTGGTGTGTTTGTATCTCGTGCTTTTACTTGTAGGAAGGATTTATTAGTTTCAATATCTTTTACAATGGCATCAGTATTTTCGTTAGATATATAATTTCCAAAAACACGAACAAATTGATTTAAATTAATTGTGATTACATTGTCGGCATCAGCACTTGGAAACTCAGATAGATTATATTCAGTATCTGTTGTGTTTGTTGTGACTGATATTGTTTTTTGTGGATCAACTTGCAAACCACCAGGAAGAATCAATCTATCAAAACTATCTCTAACTTCTATCGTTTCGTAGTGATGGACTTGTGCTATTGTTTCGTCATCACCATACTTATCCAAAAGATACTTATAAAGACTATTATTATCTAAAGGCCATTGGTCATTTAGATTTGTAACGTTATTTGAGATTAGAATAACCCAATCAAGAGATGAATCATTATAAACTTTTTGTGCTACTTGGTCTGGTCTCTCATTATCTATTATTTGGTAATATTCAAAGGCAGAAACTGCATTTGCAATATCATCTCTAAGTTTTGCTCTTTTAAATAGATTTTTTGTTACAGTATAATCATCATTAAAACTTTGATTTGGAAAATTTGAGACGTACTCAAAGTTGGGAAGTTCTCTGAAGTATGACATATTAGTATCCTATATCGTTTTCTGTGATTTCATTATAATCACCAGATAGACCATCAAATATTGTATCTTGATAATCACTTTCGTATATGGGTTCAATTTCTTGAAATCCTAAAGACATTGTGTAAGAAACTGGTTGTCCTTCTTTATATGCTGACCATTGACCATCAGGAGCATAATTTACGGATACTCCTTGAAGAGCACATATTTTAAATTTATTTACACCTGCGATTGATTTTCCTCCTACAGTTTTATATTCCAACTTAAACACATTAGGAGAACCAAGAAATACTGAACCATAACCAGCACCTTTTGTTGCATTAAGTTTTCTTGCAGCACTTCCTTGCTTGAAGAATCTGATGATTCTTCTTACATCTGCTGCCTCTGGTTCACTTCTTGGACTAAAACGATATGCGAATTGAAATTGACGGAGAGTTGGACCTCTGAATAAGAGTTCAAGATTTGAATTTGGAACCAATCCAGCACCCCTTGCCAAAATACTTTCGGGGGAAACTTCAAATCCAGCATTTTTCAATACCATTGACATTAATGCTGTTTTTATCTCTGGCATATTTAAGTCAGCACCTGCACCCTTTAATAATGCTGCTTGATTTATTGCTCCTGATGGCAGATTTAATCCCCCCTTTTGTTGTGCAATGGCAGCAGCAAGTGCAACAAGAGATTGTTGAATTCCAGTTCCAAGCAAATTTTTACCTACATATCCAGTAGCTGCTATTGACATGTTGTTCATTCTATCATCCCCCCATTCCACATTGTTGGAATCCGAGATTCCAGATGGGATTGGTAGAATGACTGTTCCGATTGGATCTTTTAATGCACTATTTCTTTGAACTCCTTCAGTGAATATAGATTTTATATCTATTGCTTTGCCTGGTGCTGGATCAAATAATTCTTCAAGAGGTGGTTTATAATTAAACATTGTAATGTGAAGAGTATCTTGTTGATTCTCAAGAATATCTTTTGGGTACTTTAAAAGACCTTTGAATAATTCTTTTTCATTTTTACTTTGGAAATTTTTATAATTTCCTAAATTAAGTCCAGGGTCAAAAAAGTTTCCTTGTCCTGGTGGGGCAGTGAGTGATGTTCCTCCCAATCCAGGCAATGAAGGTGGTGGTCCTGCTCCAGCAGGGGCATTGTAGACAATAAATCTTCCTTGATTCTGTGGTTGCGCTGCCGCATTAATCTTATTGCCTTTTGCGCTTCCTCCTCTCGTCTGAAAAGCAGCATAAGATACTTTATTGATGTTTTCTGAATATTGTTTTGCTAGTTGTGTGGGTTTATTTGGATCCCCATCCTGAAATAATTTTGGATCTTTTATAGCATCACTAGTCCAACTACCATTTAGAAAAAATACAGAAGGGGAAATTACATTATGTGGTGGTTGCTCTTTAAGTTGATAATCTCCTGTTTTATAGTTGTATTCAATTCCAAGTCTAATTGAAGTTGGCGCACCACTTGGTTGTGATGTGTAATAATTGTCGTTTAGTATTATCCAGTCAGACATTTATGGTGCGTCCCAAACTTTGGTTTTAAATACTGGTTGTCCTCGTCTATCCACAAATTTCTCTGTTGGAAGTAAAGATACTCCTGCCCATTCTCCTTCAGGCACTTTAAAGAAATCACTCATTACTCCAGAGAAGAGATATTTATGTAAAGTTTTCTTGGGTGCATTTACAATACCTGATTTATTTAGATAAGAATTTGCAACTGCTTCACGATACTTTGGTGTTAGATAGTGAAGATTTGAACCAAAAAAAGAACCTTCTCTTGGATTTACTTCAATGATATAAGATAGTGGATGCATATCCCAATAATCATATCTTTGAGGATACTTGGCATTGTACATAAAAAATACTAAATCACCAGGAATTATAAATCCAGTATCTAATTGATTGATATCTTTTTTGTTGTATTCTAATAAAGAATTCATCAATGAATTGACATACCAACTGGTGCTTTTATATTTTCCTCCCGTTTCTTTTATAATTTCTTCTGCTATCATAATTTGATACCTAATTCTTTTTCTGTCAGAACACGAAACTCATAATTTCTGTCTGCACAATATTCCTTTGCTGCTTCCCATTTTGCTTGATTTACTGCCCAAGTTTTAACAGCATATGCCCAAGATTTTGTTTTTCTTTTTGGATTTGTTTCTGGCATTTTTAAATCTTTTTGTGGTTTAATTTCTACAACCAGATGTCTGTTATTTCCATTTTTGTCTTTATATTTAACGAAGAAGTCTGGGAAATATCTGTGAATTTTATTATCAATTGGAGAACGATAAGGAATCCAAAATTCTTCAGATTTCCAACCATTTACACTTTCAGTTAGGTCACAATATTGCATAAACTTCAATTCATATGATGACCTATAAACTATGTTTGTTGGGTCACCATTATATTTTTCTGGGTTTTGTGGTCTATATTTTCCTTGCCTATACTTACTATCTTCGTTACGAGGCATACATATTATATAATCTTAATCGTATTTATAAATGGCATCAAGAGGACCAGGAGCAGGACAACCTGAAGTTGGTTTTTTGTATAAGACAACAGATGAAGCATTAGAAATCTTTGGTAAATTATCCCTTACAAGTCAATTTAAGGTATCATTGCACTTGACTAATCGTGGTGATGGTGATTTATTGATGAATTGGTTGGCAGATGCAGGAATTACAAGTGATGGAGAATTTTCAAAATTTGACTTTTATTGTGCGGAGACTTCACTTCCTGGCGCAACCTTTGATGTCACGGAAGAGATTGGGTCACGTCAAGGAGTGATAGAGAGGTTTCCAACTAAAAGAGTTTATCCAGATGTTACAATGACATTTTATGTTGATTATGATTATAAACTCATTCGTCTTTTTGAAGAATGGATGAATTATATCAATCCTGTTTATACAGATGCTGGAGAAGTTAAAGCAAATTCAAGGGGACAGGGAGACGCAAAAAATCGTCCAGATTT